ATCGCACGCTGCGTCGGCCTGTATTTGGCCCGCGCACACCGCAATCGTGGCAGCAGCAAAAGGCGTTTGCGATCAATGGCCCGTGGTCTAGCCATCGGATCAAGGGCGGCAACCTGCTGATGTATCCGGTTCCGAGTGCGGGAGAATTGTGCTATTTCGAGTACATCAGCAAAAACTGGTGCACCGACTCAACCGGCGCGACCGGGTATAGCTCATGGAACAACGACGCGGATGTTCCGGTGTTGAGCGAGCAGTTAATCATTCTCGGGACGATCTGGCGCTGGAAGAAGCTGAAAGGCTTTGAGTACGCCGAAGATTTCAGCAGCTACGAGCGCCGGGTGATGGACGCCATGACCCGCGATGGTGGCAAGGATTGGCTGTCTCTGACGAACACGAAGTACGATATTAGCCCCGGCATCGTGATTCCTTCTGGAAGCTGGAACGTATGAGGCAAGCCGCACGCACGAAGGGACGGCGCTCGGCGGTCTCCACTTCGGTATCGCTACCGGCTCCGGTGGCTGGTTGGAACGCCCGCGATTCGCTCGCAGCGATGGCGAAAGAAGATGCCGTCATGCTGGTGAACTGGTTCCCTGCGACCACTGAGTGTGTCCTACGCTACGGTTATTCGGAACACGCCACTGGCTTGCCTGCCCAAGTCGAAACCGTCATGGAGTACGCAGGAGGGGCCACCAACGAGCTTTGGGCGATCTCTGATGGCGAAGTCTACGATGTGACCTCTGCGGGCGCTGTAGGGGCTGCTGTAGTCACTGGGCTGGCGAACTCGCGCTGGCAGTACGCAAACGTGGCGACCGCAGGGGGCAATTTCCTGTACATGGCGAACGCTGCCGACACGCCTTATTTGTATGACGGCACGAACTGGACAGCTATAACCGCAGTTTCCACACCTGCTATTACCGGGGTCGCAACGACCGAACTTAACACGCCAATCGTCCACAAAACTCGCGTCTGGTTCGTGCAGCGCAATACGCTGAAAACGTGGTATTTGGGCGTGAATGCGGTAGGCGGTGCGGCAAACCCGATAGATATGTCGGCTGTCGCTCAACTTGGTGGTTATATCGTCGCCCATGCTACTTGGACGATTGATGCCGGTACGGGCGTAGATGACTACTATGTCGCCGTCACATCCAAAGGCGAAGTCATCGTCTACCAAGGCACAGACCCATCCGATGCTGCGACATGGGCGCTCAAGGGCGTATGGCGCATTGGCTCACCGATTGGCTCCCGTTGCCTGATGAAGTTGGCAGGGGATTTGCTGATTATCTGCCAGGATGGGTTGTTACCACTTTCCTCTGCGCTCCAATCCTCCCGCGTCAATCCTCGCGTGGCGTTGACGGACAAGATTCAATCTGCGGTTTCTGCGTCGGTCACGACCTATGGTGCTAATTTTGGTTGGGAGAGTTTCTACCACCCGGGCGAAAACCAACTGTGGCTCAATGTCCCGGTCGGCGTAGGCACACAAGAGCAGTACGCGATGAACACGATCACGAAGTCGTGGGCGCAGTATCAAGGATGGGGAGCCAATACCTTCTGCTTGTTTAACGATGAACCATATTTTGGTGGCGATGGGATCGTAGCGAAGGCTTGGGACACCAATGCCGACAACGGCGTGAACATTGATGCGATGGGTCTGCAATCGTTCTCGACCTATGGATCTCCCGGTAACTCCAAGCGCTTCACGATGACGCGCCCCATCCTGCGAGCTACTGGCTCTCCTGCGGTCAACGGGTCGATGAACATTGATTTTGATACGACTCCATCGACGGCATCGCTGACATTTAGCCCGACCTCGGCAGCATTATGGGACTCGGCGGTGTGGGATTCGTCGGTGTGGTCGGGATTTACGATCCTGCAAAACTGGCAGGGGGTGTCCGGTGTGGGCTATTACGCTGCGCCGCAGCTTAAAGCTTCATGTTCCGGTATCGACTTGAGGTGGGTATCGACGGATGTGGTTTTCGAGACAGGCGCGATCCTGTGATTATTGTCGGCGGGGATGCTCTCTGCCGATGGGTGGCACAGAGGACGGGCGGGCAGTATTTCGACGGATCAGGCACATCGCTAGGGTGGATGGTGGATGGCGATATTGTGGCCGGGGTCATGTATGACAACTTCACCGGGCGCTCTGTGCAGATGCACGTTGCCAGTGACGGTTCCCGCAAGTGGATGCGCCGCGAGTACCTGCGAACCAGCTTTGACTATCCGTTTAATCAATTGAAAGTTAACAAGGTAATTGGGATCGTGGACTCCACGAATATCGATGCTTTGCGCTTTGACCATCATCTAGGCTTTGTGACCGAGGCCATCATTAAAGACGCCGGTAAGCATGGCGACCTACACATTTTAAGCATGACCCGGCAGCAATGCCGCTACTTGAAGGATTGACCAATGGGCAAGCAAAGCGCACCTCCGACACCTGACTATGCCGGTGCAGCAAAAGAAACCGCTGCGGGCAATCTGGACATGGCACGCCTTGGCACGAAGGCCAACCGGGTTGATTACAACACGCCCTATGGCAATTTGGACTACAAGCAAGATCCGAACGATCAGGACTTGTGGTCTGCCAATGTCAATTTCTCTCCTGAGCAGCAACAGTTATTCGATCAGCAGAACAAGTCAAGCCTTGGGCTGGCTAACCTGCAAGATCAGGCTGTTGACCGGGTAGGGCAGGCGCAATCCTCGCCGTTTGACTTCGGCAGCGTGCAGGATGTGCAGGATCAGGCTTACAAGTCGTTCACTTCCCGCCTTGATCCGCAATGGCAAGCGCGGGAAGGCCAGATGGATGCGAAGTTAGCCAATCAAGGCATTGCACCAGGAACCGAGGCCTACACCAATGCCATGCGTGAATTCGGCAATAGCCGCAATGACGCTTATCAGCAAGCCAACATCGGCGCAATCAACACGGCTCCTCAGACGATGCAGCTTGCCACGGCTTTGCGCAACATGCCGCTGAACGAGTTGAACGCGCTGCGCACTGGCTCACAAGTGACCAATCCCACCTTTAACAACGTCCCGCAGCAAGCGACTACGGCGGGGCCGGATATGTTGGGCGCGACGAATATGGGCTATCAAGCGCAATTGGGCGCGGTTAATGCCAGCAACGCAGCCAGCGGCAATCTCTTCAGTGGATTGATGGGATTGGGCGCGGCGGGCTTAATGTCGCCAATCGGCACGTTTTCCGGCTAACAAGGGGCTGATATGGCACAACAAGGTTTCATGGCTCCGGGCGCTTACGACGCTGATTCAGAACAGATTCGCCGCCGCATGGCTTATGCTGAAATGCTCGGTCAGCAGTCGCAGCAAGCGCCGCAAGGCCAGATGGTCAGCGGGCATTTCGTTGCGCCATCGTGGACGCAACATGCGGCTAACCTGTTGAAAGCGTATAGCAGTCGGCAGGGGCAGGATGCGGCGATGAAGGATATGCAAGGCTTGAGCGACAACCGCCGGAACGCGACAGTGGCGGCTCTTAGCCAATACAGCAGAGACTTGGCCGGTACGCCTGCGCAAACGCTCCAGCCTGCGACCACGGTGGACGATGAAGGCAACGCCAATTCGCCGGTCGATGTTCCCGCGCAGGCAGGGAATATGCAATTGGCGCTGGCTGGATTGCTAAAGTCGGACAACCCGATGTTGCAGTCTCTCGGCATGAAGGGCATGGCCGAACTGCCCGGACTGGAAGCGAAGAAAGCCGAGCGTGCAGAAAAACGCCAGTGGCGCACGGATGAGAGGGTGGCTGCGGCACAGCAGCGCGCCGACCAACTGAGCATCGCGCACCAGCAGCGCATGGACATGCTGCGCGACCAGCAGGCCAGCCGGGAACAGATGGCGGCAGAGGCTCGCCGGCACCAACAGGACATGATACGGCTGACGGCTGAACTGAAGAAGAGTATTGGTGGCGCTGGCGGCCAGCCTTACTTTAGCCCGCTGCAAACTGGTGGCGGCGTGCTGTCATTTGATCACCGGAGCGGCGGTGTTTCCCCTGTTCTGGTGAACGGCAAGCCCGTGATTGGCGCACAGGCTGATCCGCAAGTGCAGGGTGAAATCGCACAATCCAAGGCGGGCGGCATTGTGGCAGGTAAGGATCGGGCCGAATCTGGCATAGAACTGCCAAAGCTTATCCAACAAGGCGAGGAAACGATAAAACTGGTTGATGACTTGCTTGCAGCGCCCGGCTTCAAACAGGCGGTGGGGGGAAGCCGTATGTTCCAAATTCAAAAGATTCCAGGCACATCAGCCAAGGACTTTGATATTCGCCTCGACCAATTGAAGGGTAAGCAATTTCTGCAAGCGTTTGAATCGCTGAAGGGCGGCGGGCAGATTACCGAAGTTGAGGGCAAGAAAGCGACCGATGCGATTGCTCGCATGGATGCTGCCGGAACGGAAGAAGAGTTTATTGCTGCGGCGCGTGAGTTTCAAACAATCATTCGGCAAGGTGTGGCGCGAGCAAAGCAAAAGGCTGGCGTCGTTTCTCCGCAATTGCCCGCCCCTGCGCCTGCGTCACCAACTAATCCGACTTACGACGCCGACAAAGAGGCGCGTTATCAGGCTTGGAAGAAACAAAATGGCAAATAACGCAGAGTTGGAGGAATTTGAGTTCAGATCGCGGCTTGAAGCTGAATCTGCTGCTAAAGGCAAGCCTCTGGCCGGCAATGGATTTCTGCAAGGCGCTGGAAACCTTGCTGCGGGCGCTGTGCGTGGTGCTGGTTCAATCGGCGCGACTCTGCTTGCTCCGGTCGATATGGCTAAAGACGCTATTGCCGGTAAAGGGCTGTCGCTTGAGTCAAACCGCGAGCGCCGCGCAAAGATGGATGCTGGCTTGCAAAACATGGGCGCGGAGCCTGATTCGTGGATGTACAAGGGTGGCAAGCTCGGCAGCGAAATCCTTGGCACTGCTGGCGCTGGCGGCTTGCTGGCGAAGGGCGTGGGGGCTGTATCGCAAACTCCACGCGCCATTGCGCTTGCTAATGCACTCGCATCGGGTGGCTTCAAGGCGGGTAGTGTTCCTGGTATAGAAAACATGGCGATCAGGATGGCGGGTGGCGCTGGCGCTGGCGCTGCTTCGGCTGGCCTTGTCGATCCTGAGCTTGCTCCAACTGGCGCTGTAGTTGGTGGCATGTTGCCGCCCGCAATATCAGGAATAGCTAAGACTGGCGACTACGCTGGAAGGCTGGCAAATGCGCTGGTCAAGCCGTTCACCGAAAAGGGGCAAACACAGATTGCGGGTGGGATTGTGCGGAAATTTGGTGAGGGTGGGCCAACCGCGATAAACGCATCGGAGATTGTGGCCGGGTCTAGGCCGACATTGGCAGAAGCTACCGGAAACGCGGGTATTGCAAGGCTCCAAAGCGGCGCAAGAGACCTTCGGCCCAATGCCTTCGTAGAAAGGGAAGTGGCAAACTCTGCTGCACGGAATTCCGCTTTGCAAGGCATAGCCGGTGATTCAACCGAACTGGCGTTTCATAAAATAGCCAGAGATCAGGCAGCAGATGACTTATACGGCGCTGCGCTAAGTCGGAATCCAGAGCCTACAACCGCATGGGTTAAGGGCCAAGTGACCCAATTACTAAAACGCCCGTCCATCAATGAAGCCAGAAAATCCGCGCAAAAACTAGCGATGGAGCGCGGCGAAAAACCAGCAGCAGAAGGTAGCTTGCGGGCGCTGCATGATGTCAAAGTTGCGCTGGATGATCAGATAAGCGAGGCTATCCGTAAGGGCGCAGGTGGACACGCTAAAGCATTACAGAAAACCAAGGATCAACTGGTTACAGTAATGGAAAAGCTGAGTCCTGAATATGGAGAGGCGCGAGTTACCTACGCCGCCATGAGTAAGCCAATTAACGCAATGGAGACCTTGCAAGGGCTTAATTTGACGGATGCGACTGGAAACATAACCTTGTCCAAGGTTCAGAACGCCATCACCAATCTAGGGAAAATGCAAAACGCGCCGGGCATCAACCCTGCAAAGTCGATCACCTCCGATCAACTAAACGCGCTTGGGGCAATCAGGGATGACCTATTGCGTCAATCAAACCTGCAAGCAGGGAAATCCGCAGGCTCCAACACGTTCCAGAATATTGCAACGGACAACATCATGTCTGCGCTGCTCCCTGGCCGGTTTGGTAGTGCGATAAATAACAGGGCGGGTGATTTGATCGGACAAGTTGGCAAGCTGGCGTACAGCGGGCCAAATGAGAAAATAAGAGCGAAATTAGTTGAGATGCTGCTTGATCCTACTGTCGCGGAGCCGCTGATGACCGTAGGCGGTGCTGGACAACTGAGCGGATTTAGAACGGGGCTTAATTCTCTGTCTGATCAAGTCGCGCCTTCTCTTTTTCGCTCCGCGCCTGTTCTATCGTCTTCCCGGTGATAGCTGCATAGAAAAAGCTCACAAGGCCGACAACCACGCAAATGGCGACTGCCTTCCAGATCATGTAATCAGTAAATTCCATATTCGCATCCTCAACCCGCCACGGCGGGTTTTGTCATTTCAGGAGTCAATTCGATGAGTTACAACGGCAGCGGTACTTATGCGCTTGCGGCGGGCAACCCTGTCGTTACCGGTACAAATATCACGATCACCTGGGCGAACGGTACGTTAAACGACATCGCCAGTGGCTTAACCAACGCACTGTGCAAAGACGGTCAGTCTACACCAACCGCCAACCTAAAGATGGGCGGTTACAAATTCACAGGATTGGGCGTTGGTTCTGCCCGCACCGATTCGCTGAATATAGCGCAATTGCAGGATGGCGCATTGATCTGGCTCGGTACAGGTGGCGGTACGGCTGACGTAATCACGGCTGCGACCTCTCCGGTTATTACCGCATATGCTGCGGGGCAGACGTTTCGCTTTATATCGTCCGGTGCGAATACGACCAATGTAACGCTCAATATCAGCGGTGTGGGCGCAAAGGCCATCACGAAGAACGGTGCGGTGGCCTTGGCTGCGGGCGATATTCCCTCCGGGGCGGTGTGTACGGTAGTTTATGACGGCACGCAGTTTCAGCTAATCGGCGTATTCAGCGGCACGTTGAACAGCGATCTGGTTCTTGCAGCCGGTAAGAAGATCATTGGCGAAGGCACAACCGATGACGCGCACGAAACCACGCTGGACTTTGGCGAGCCTACCGCAGACCGCACGATTACGCTGCCGAATGCAACGGGAACGGCGGCGCTGACTTCTGACCTACCCGCTGCCGCCACTCAAGCCGAGCAAGAAACCGGGACCAGCACAACCGTCTACGTTTCCCCTGGCCGCCAAAAGAACCATGCCAGTGCAGCAAAAGCATGGGGCATCGTCACATTTAGCGGTGGGTCAACGCCGACACTCGGCGCGTCATCTTACGGGGTGACGAGCATTACCGACAGCGGGCTAGGCGTCACCACGATCAATCTATCGACCGCGTTTAGCTCGGCGGTGTACTGCCCAATCGTCACCAGCCTAGCCGGAACGGGGAACTTGGATGCCAATGTCGGAACCATGCTTGCCGGGTCTTTTGTGGTCAACGGTCGAAACAGCAGCAGCGGCGCAGCGACGGACTTCGATTTTTCCTTCGTTGTATTTGGCGACCAATAACCGGGGATGAACCTAATGGAACTCTCCCAAATCGGGCTGTTCGTGCTGACGTTGTGTGTCGGCGTTCTCGGTTGGTTCGCCCGCGTGCTGTACGAAGCCACGCAATCGCTACGGCGCGACTTGTCATCGTTGGAGGTGAAAATATCCGCTGANTATGTCCGCTACGACCGATTGCAGGACGCATTGAAACCGATCATGGACTCGCTGCGGGAGATAAAGGAAACATTGGCGCACAAGGCTGACAAATGAACCGCGACCTTCTCACGGCTGATTTGGAGCGCGACGAAGGGCTGCGGCTTAAGGTTTATAAATGCACAAGTGGTAAGAATACCGTTGGCATCGGCAGAAATTTGGACGATCTCGGCATCACGAAAGCCGAGGCTTACATGCTGCTCGGTGGCGACATTGACCGCATCAGCGCAGAGCTAGACAAGGCGCTCCCTTGGTGGCGCAGTTTGTCCGAGCCACGCCAAAGAGCCTTAGCCAATCTTACTTTTAACTTGGGCATCGCCAGATTGCTCGGCTTCCCCAAGATGCTCGCAGCGCTCAAGAGTGGCGACTACGCCGAAGCTGCCCGCCAATTGCTTGATTCCCGCTATGCCACGCAAGTAGGTTCCCGCGCTCACCGTGTCGCATCACTCATCGAGAAGGGTTGATATGGACAAGCTCATCCAGACGTTTAAATCGCGCACGATGTTGGTCAGCTACGCGCTGATTATCCTTGGCGCTGTAGAGGCGCATTTCAGCCTCGTGGCGGGCTTTATTCCCGCTGCTTATCATCCGGTCGCTATATCGCTGATCGGCCTTCTGATGGCCGTCCTGCGGCTTGTGACCACGAAGCCTGTGGCCGACAAGTGAGCCTCTACGCTTACGCTGCGGCGGGGCTGTTTGCGCTTGTGCTGTTGGCCGGTTCGCACTGGAAGGCGTACATCGTCGGCAAGGGCGAAGTCCGCGCTGAATGGACAGCCGCACGGTTGGCGTTTCAGACCGAAACACGAGCGAAGGAAGCGGCGATAACGAAACAACTTAACGAGGCTCGAAATGCTGCCACTAGACGCGAAACGAAGCTGCGTAGCGATGCTGCTGGCGCTGAGCTTGCTGCTGACAAGTTGCGCGACGAACTCGCCAACATCCGTGAGCGAGTGTCCGGCCTTCCCGCCGATTCCCGCTATGAGCGAACCGACACCCTCACGTTCATTCTCGGAGAGTGCACAACGGCTCATGGAATCCTGGCTGAACAGGCTGACAGACTCGCAAGTGACCGACAGACCCTAATCGACGGATGGCCAAAGTAAAAGGAGCCTGCCATGTGGATCATGCTGCTGCTGTTCCCTGCATCCGTATTTGCCGCGCTAGTCGATTCAGCGGAGGAATGCGCCGTTCTCTGGCAGATTAACCACGTCCACGCGATGATGACCGGACAAGAGGTTTCCGGCATGTGTTCGCAGACGGTGCTGATCTAATGGCGAAGAAACCGGAGTACATCGGCGAAAAGTGTTCGCAATGCCGGTTTTATCACACGCAGCATCCACGCGACAGCGCAGGCTATTGCAGACGATTCCCGCCTGTGTTCGTCGGGCATCAGGAGGATGACAGCGGATTGATCTACGAGATATTCCAGCAGCCTGTCGTTGAAACGAGCGAATGGTGCGGGGAATTTGCGGCGGTATCGCAATGAATGACCTCCGGCAGTACGCCACGCCGCGACAGTTGGAATACATCGACGCGGTAGAGAAGCACGGCTCACACGCCAAGGCAGCGAAGGCGCTTGGAGTTGACCAATCCAGCATCGGCCATGCCATGCTTGCGGTCAAGCGCAAGGCCGCGAAGATGGGCTATGCGCCTGAACATGACATGACTCGCACTGTGCCGGACGGATATGCCGTAAAAGGCATATCGACCTACTATAACGCCGAGGGTAAGCCTGCGGGACAGTGGGTGAAGTCGAGTGTAGATCGTGATCGCATGGAAGAAATCATGCGGGAGGGCTTCGCAGCGATGGCCGAGGATCTGCCGCGACAGAAGCCCATTACCGCGCCAAATGTCACCCATGCCAACCTCGCCAACGTCTACACTTTCACGGATAGTCACGTAGGTATGCTGGCTTGGCACAAAGAGAACCTAGACGCGAACGGGGATTGGGATCTGAACATTGCCGAGCGCATTCTGTCCGGCTGCTTTGAATACATGGTGGACGCGGCTCCCTCGGCCAAGGTAGGTATCGTGGCGCAGTTAGGCGATTTCCTGCATAGCGACGGCATGAAGGCCATCACGCCTATGTCCGGACATTTGCTTGAGCAGGATGGACGGTTCCCCAAGGTGGTACGGGTCGCCATCAGGATATTGCGGCGGATCGTGGATCACGCGCTGACCAAGCATGAGAGGGTCGTTGTGCTGCTTGCTGAAGGAAATCACGATTTGGCTTCGTCGGTATGGCTACGGGCGATGTTCCAGTCTCTCTACGAGAACGAGCCGCGCCTAGAAGTCATCGACTCCGAACTGCCGTATTACGCATACCAGCACGGCGATACAATGATTGCATGGCATCACGGCCACTTGAGCAAGCTGCACAGTCTGCCCATGCTATTTGCCGCGCAGTTCCCGAAAGTGTGGGGCAATACGACGCGCCGATACGTCCATACCGGCCATCTGCACCATAACGAGGAGAAGGAACACAGTGGGATGACTGTGATTCAGCACTCGACCTTGGCGGCGCGGGATGCCTACGCCTCGCGGGGTGGCTGGCTATCAGATCGCAATTGCAAGGTGATTACCTATCACGACACATTGGGCGAGGTTGCGCGAAACACGGTGCGGCCTGAGATGGTGGCCTAGTTTCTAGTTTATCGCGCCTAGACATATTTAGTCTATTTCGCTACACCTCGCGGCGCTGTTTGCATATCCAGTCACACCTAACGCATCACATATGCGGCATTAACGCTGCTTAAATTTTAGGCGCAATGTCCGATGCGCTCGGTCGATTCTCTGTTAGCCATCACCCAAACTGCTACGGCAGAATGCGGCTTTCGGCGCGGTTATTTCAGCTAGTCTGTTAGCCATATTTGAGCTAAGTAGTTGATTGCATTGTAATTGTCCATTGCCTTCTAAGCCGTAGGTCACACGTTCGAGTCGTGTAGGACGGGCCATAAAATCAAGTACTTAGCGTTTCAATGTTGCGCTGATTGCAACGCTATGGCTAACAGACTTTTAGCCATCTTTGCGTTTTCGCTCCATCGGATGCACCACATCACCACGCCTCTGCCGGATATATTCGGCGGTCATTCCCTCAGTCGTATGGCCGAGAAGTTTCTGTGCCGACTTGATGCTGTGCAGACTGTCAATGTCGCTTGCCGCTTTAGGTCGCAGGTCGCGGAACTGGAACCGCACAAACTCCACGCCTGATTCCTCGGCTACCTTCTGCGCAACGTCGCGGGCTTTCTTGAACTGATTGCGGAAGTGGCCGAAGTCGTTTAACGGCTGCCCCTTGGGGTCTGTGAGGACAGTCAAGCCTTTGATGCCACGAGCCTTGATACGCTCCAGCAGAGCCTTCAATTCGCCTTCCACGACGATGCGCAATCGTGCGCCGGTCTTTCTCTGCCCTGGCCGTGGAGCGCCGCCGATAATCAGTGCGCCGTCCTTGATCCAGTCCCATCGCATCTTTTTAACGTCCGCTGGTCGTTGGCCGGTCAGATAAGCCAAATCCAGCGCGTCTTTGATTAGATCGCTTCCCGATGCGTAGACCAGCGCCAGCCATTCATCCTCAACGTAAATGTTCCGGCCTTCGGCTACCTTCATTTGCGCGAACAGTCCCGCGCAGGGATTCGGTACGCGCATCAAGCCGCGACCACGCGCCCAATTGAACATGACGGACAAGAACTTCAGTTCCTTTTTGCCGCTTGATTTGCTGGATCGGGCATGGAAATACGGGAGAATGTGTTCAGGCAGGATTGCGTTAATCGGCGTTGGGCCGTAGACGGGTTCCAGCTTAAGCCAATATTTCGCCCGATCTGATAGGGTACGCACTGACAATGTGGATTCGGTGCGATTGTTTGCCCACGCCATGTAAGCAAGATAAACACCCGCAATAGTCGTTGGATCGGTGGGGGCTTCTTTGCCTTCAATCTCTGCCCACTTCTTTTTCGCTTCCGCTAAATCAGGGCCAAGCGGCGTTGCCTTGCGCTTGCCTGCTGCGTCTCGTTTGTGTTCGTAGTAATAGCCGATCCATACGTCGCCCGCCTTGTTGCGGTACGTCCGCAAAGTCATTCGCGGCGGCAAGTTCCGATGCGTGGATTTCGGCTTGGGCATTACATTGCTTTCGAGAAATCGGGGAGTTTAACTTGTGCTGACGATGATACATCGACCCCGGCGAGCTTCATCCGAGCGTACCATCTGCCGACGATGGGATCGCCTGAACCACTTAACTGGAAACGCCAGCCGTTTGCCCGGAGCCATTCAAGTTGCTTGCTGCGCTGGCCGAATCCGATCAAGTCGGATAGCTCATCTTTGGCGAGGATTTCGCTTTCAACCGCAAAGCTAATTTGCGTCATCCTTCCCTCCTGGCAGCGTCAATCTGCATCCGAACCCCAAACAAAACATCCTGCACCTGACGAGCGACACGATGCGCCTCATCATCTTTGCCGAACGTCTGATTTTTCTTCTTTCCCCACTGGCTAAGCTTTCTGTCCAGCGCCTGAATTGCTTCGGCCTGCACTCGCTCTGCCGCTTCCAGCCTATCCAGTAGCGCAAGGATAGTGGAGGGATTGGCAGCGGCGATGTGGGCGGCATCTGCCGCGTCTGGCTCATCCGCAAAAGTGGCTAACACGCGCTCAGTCGAGCTAACCAGTTCGCCGCAGAATCCGACCTCGTAGTCGTAGCGCCACTCGCCCGGAGTCGCCGCTTCAGCCAATTCCCGTAATCCAGCAACGTGATGGTAGACCGCGCCCGAAGAAGATCGGGCTGCATGGTGAGGGATTGCATCCCTGTCGCGCTCAGTCGCCGCTTGCCATGCCAGCCATGCAACAGCCTGTTCCCAGCGCGAGAAATTTGCTGCCTCTCCATCTAGCCCAGTTTCCAGCCACGCTTCAAACTCCTGCCGCGCTACGGTATTGTCAGTCATGTTTGTCTCCAGATGGAATCCGCATCGACCGAACCAGCGCGGCGCAGTCATTCACAGCGTCGATGTAAATCCTCGCACCCGCAAGGCCGCCCACGCCGATTGGCGCTGACTGCCGCTCCAGCGTCTCGGCTATGCGCTCGCGGAATTGCTCAAACTGGTCTAGTTCGATCTGGCTCACTTTATTTCCAATCTTTTACCCTGCGTCATCTTCGCGCCTGGTACTTCAAACCCGTCCGCAATAGCCCGCTTAATCAGCGTCTTGTCGATCACGAACGATGCCGGAACCTCGCGCATGTAATCTTGCGGGATCTGCTTTTCGTCCAATACTTCCACGCTAGCCGGATTGCTCTTGATCGACAGCGCGAAATGTGGACATTCGATCTTCGTCATACCTGCAATCTCCATGCAGCTTTGGAGATACTCCTTGACCCGCTTGGCACGATTTTCGATAGCCTTGCGACGCTCTGCCATCTGCGCCTCTGCGGCCTTGATTGCCTCGGCAGTCGCTTCCATGTTGCGGATCGCATAGGCCACGTTCTGCGCCTTGACTTCAAGCGGGTATGACTCCGCTTCAATCGTGTCGGCAATGGCCGCTGCGTCATCCTGCGTTGACATAAGCGCCTCCACCATTGCGCGGTGTTCGTTGGCGATTTCGTACAAAGTGAGTGTGGTCATGCTGCCTTCCTTTCTTCGTCGTTTGCGACAAGTGCGTGAGCTTGCTTGTGATGCGCTTGGCAGAGCCAGACAACCCCAAGTGGGTTGTCGTAGTCTGGGTGATGCGCAACGGACTTTGCTTCCCCGCATACCTGGCAAGGCCACTTTGGAAGTCGGCCATCCCTTACGGCGTTATTGACGGCGTTATTCGCTTTAATCCGTTTCGGGAATGAGCTTCTGTAGCTCTGGTATATCTCCAGCCGTTTTGCCACTCGATGAGGCTGAGAGGCTCGCATCCTGTCGTAGCTACGGTAATGTTCGATATTCGCAAGCCTGTTTCGATGATTGGCGACTGTGCCAGCCGGTCTAACTCGCTCTGTGTCATGGCTAGACGGTCAGCGCAGCACGGCCACGCAGCGGATTGGCAAAAGGTATATCGTCATTGAACGAACCGCCCACTGGCTCCGGTTCCGGCTTGCTGCGGGCTTGCGTTGGCGCTTGCTGCTCGACGGGCTTGAACGACTGCGAGAAATACCGCTTGCCGTTCGCTTCCTTCAACCACGCGCTTTGCCAGTACATCACGCCGCCGATTAAGACCTTCCCTGTATAGCCGGGATGGTTCTCGCTGGTGGCTTTCTCGTTCTTGAACAATGAGCCGGTGTTTTCTTTCATTTCGTAAGCCATTACGCTGCCTTTTTAAGTTGCGATTGATGTTGCATTTCAAGTAGCTTGAACTCCAAGTCGGCCACTTCCTTCAGAAACTTGTGCAGCGCAGTTTCATATTCTTCCAGCGGTAGATCGCTTGCTTTAACGTCCACGACGAACAACTCCAATCCGGTCGGGAGCCGGTTGTCGAACGAGCAGAAAATCGCATCCTTCGCGCCGGTAACGAATAGCGAATGCATGATTTGAGGCTGATAGGCGGCAGGGAGTTTCCCGGCATCCAGATAGCCCACATGCGTGGTGGATTTGGGGCATTTGATCTCAACGATGGCCGCGAAATCATCTACATCGCCATCCAGCGAAGTGCCGATCATCAGCGAGTCGTGGGCGTCAAAATCCTGTCTCGCGACACCATGATTCCCCTGGCGGCTTCAAGCGCCATCCTCGCCAGTGGCTCGGTTTCGGTTCCATGCTGCATAGCGCCGTTCGTGTAGTCCGAAACCTCTGGCGTGCCGGTGATTCGTTCCAGTGCCAATTGCAGCCGGTAATCGGCGTCGTAGTTCGCGGTTTTNNCGCCAGCCAGCACACAGTTAGCCTTGGAGCCGGTAACACGCCCTGCGCGGGCTGCAAACCACTCTGGCGAGCCTTGCGCGTGATTCAAGATAGAGAAGCTCATGCTGTCACCTCGTTTGCCAGGATTGCGGCTTTGCGGGTGGCGCAGTACGCCTTGAGCGTGTCGCTGGCTTTAACGTCATTAGCCTCTGTGCAGACGGCTGCGATTGACTTCCAAATCTTCATCAGCCCATCGACGGTCTTTGCTTGGTCGATAGTCCATTTGAATTTTTCGACGTTCACGCCTTCCGGCGCTGCCTTGGCATCCGTGCGACCAGTGGACGAATCCAGCGCGTCATGCTCGACAATTTCCATCGCCGTCACCCAAAGGTAGCGCCGCTGGTAGGTTTCAACTGCGCCGATGTTCTGGACTTCGTGAACGCCTTTGAGCGCCGCGCTTCCCATTGGCGAGGTGATGACGATCTCGCCGCCGTTCTCAATGTCGATGATTCGTAGCGTGGCAATGTCGGCGGTATAGCTGACGATGCCGCACAAGCCAACCTCACTGAAAATCGACTGAATGGCTGGCAAGAAGTCGCCAAGCTCGAAATACATATACCCGGTCGAACTTGTTGTGACCGGACGTTCTTTAGCTGCGTGTTTTGCAGCCGCATCCGGGCTGTCTTGGAGTTTCTCGTACACTGTCATCTTGCTCATTTCACTCTCCCATTGGTTCATTTCGCATTCCTCTTGCTGCCGCCAATCCGCGCCCATCACCGAAACCCTCGATGCCATTCGCGGAATATCCGGCGCAATCCCCGTTTCCAGTACCGCATCAGGTATCGGAACATTCACGCCTCCATTTCAGCGCGGCGCATTGCCTCACGCTGCTGCCGTGCCATCTCGACCCGTACCCGCGCGAACGTCTGCCGAATGTCGGTGCGCACGCTGTTGATGTACTCGCGGCGTGGGTTGAGCAAGCTGCGTGAATACTCGTACTCGTTGCTGCGTAGGTGCTTAACGATGGTGTGTGTCATACGGCCTCCACATAGCTAACAGCGACGAAAGAAAGTATCAGGATGGTCATGCACAGCCAGACTGGGATGTGCAGGGCAATGAGGCGTTTCATGCTGTCGCCTCTGGCGCTGGCAGGCATTGCAGGTCACTGATGCGCGATTTAAGTGCCGCGACGTTGCGGTGGTATTCCTCGCTGAGTTGCTCGACACGCGCCTCCAGCAATGACACTTCAGCGGCAGTTGCGCTAAATTCAGCCGGGATCGTGAAATCAATATCAACCGTGCCGACCAAGACATCGCCGTACTTGGTCATGTCGTTGTTCGTGACAATGAACTCGCTGGTGTTGTACTTGTTAACGTGGACATAGCCCGTCAATTTGATTGTTTTCATTTCATTCCCCTTGTGCGCTACGAGCGCGTTCTGTTTCGATCCAGTCGCCGGTAAAAAGCTGCTCTTCGACCCACTCTTCGGTGTTGTCATTGATCGTGTTGTTGGTGAACGCGGCCACACTAGCCAGCAGTCCAGCAGCATCGTTGGCGAGGGCTAGGCGCATCCAACTGCGCACTACGTCGCCGCCATCCAGCAAATCCATGACGGAATCCATGAACCTATCCACAGCGGCAGAATTGGCCTTGCTGTTGATGAGCGCGGCCAGGGCGCGTGGGCGTTCGTCGTTCCAGTAATCGGTGAATACGTCGGCGGCTTGGTCTAGCTCGAATGGGCAGTTCATGCTGCCGCCTTGATCTGCGCAGCATCGGCAGGGAATAGTTCGGCGTGCTTGTCGATCAGCGCGAGTGCGGCGCGGTATTCTTGGCCGTGTGCGTTGCCGCCATGCTCAGCATCAAGCGCCAGATCAAACTCGTCACGAGTGCCGAAGAAGCAGCCAGCTTGCAAGTAGATGCCGCAGTCCGTGACGTAGGACTGCAAACAGTCGTTGCGTGAACCAATTGGGCCGATCTGAAAAAATGGGCGACTGCCGGAAAGTTTGATTCCTTCGCTCAGGTTGGCACCGCTCAGGTTGGCACCGCTCAGGTCGGCACCGCCCAGGTAGGCACCGCTCAGGTCGGCACCGCTCAGGTCGGCACCGCTCAGGTCGGCACCGCGCAGGTAGGCACCGCGCAGGTAGGCACCGCTTAGGTTGGCACCGCGCAGGTCGGCACCGCGCAGGTAGGCACCGCTCAGGTCGGCACCGCTCAGGTCGGCACCGCGCAGGTAGGCAGACGCCTTCAGCGCCATTGCCAGCGTAATCGCCAGTGTGTTATCTGCTGCGTCATGCGCAAACAGAACCGTATCGCTCCAGCGATGCTTGATCTCGATCTTGATTGTTTTGGCTTCCATCTCGTTCCCCTGTTGTTCGCCTGATGGCGCTTTGTCTAATTGCTTGAACAGAGTTTAGAACATTAGACTTAAGTGCGCAAGGGGTTAAACAAAAAAATCGTAAATATATTTTGCTTCGCTGGAATTTGGCGCGCTGCTGTACTATTTATGATTAGGGGGGGCGGCAGACTCCCTGCATCCTGGGAGGCGGCTCAATGCTTGATGATTATTTGGTAACTCCGTGCGATAGCGAGGCTAGGCGCGTGGAACGGGAGTTATTGGAGGCATTCCGCTGGCTATCGGCAAAGGATAGGGCGGCAACACTAAGGATCGTGATCGCCTTATCTGACGATGCGCGGGTGGCTCTTGGTGCGCCCGCTACGGGCGAGTTACGCCTTGTTGGGTAACGCCGGGTAATCCAGCGTTTTTACCTTTTCTTGAAGGTCGGCAGACTTTCGGATGTAGTTCTTTCCTCCGGCATCGGTTTCCCGATAGGCCGTCAGCAGCTCTATTTCGTCCAGCGTCACCCATACGAGCTGATACTTTACTGATGCGCCGTTCGTCCCATTGCGGGACTTCGTTGGTTCGTTGCCATTCATCAGCCAATCCGCGCTGTAGCCGAGTTCGTCGCTGATCTCTTTCGCATGTTTGTAAGACATCTTATCGGATGGGTCGTTCAGCCATTGCGACACGCGCCCGCGAGCGCACCCGGCAATTGCTGCCAGGCGAACCTGCTTTCCTGTTTCCGGGCCTTCCATATCGCTTAGGACGGCCTTGACGCGCTGCGAAAGTGTATTCATACCAACAGGTTAAAATTATTTCTGGTTAATTCCTTGCACAACGCTTGTACAATGTATTAAACTAGGCGGCATGGACGCCAAAACACTCATTACAGAGTTCGGTGGTCGCCAGAAGGTGATGGCGATGACTGGATTAAGCAAGGGACGCATTTCGCAATGGGTCACTACTGACGAAATACCGCTGGCTTGGTTGCGCTTCTTTAAGGCCAAGCGGCCTCGGCTTGACTTAGATCGGCTGGAAACGAAAGTTATCAACAAGCACAAACGTAAATCTTAGTAACAAGGCATGGCGCTTCGGTTCCATGCCTTTTTATTTTGTCCTGATTAGCAGGATTGCAAGCTCGACCGAATAACAACGATAGACCGCGCTGAAAACAGCACATTGAGACAGGTCAAATGAAAACAGATCAAGCCATGACGCAACCGGGACAGCAGCAGCGATGAAGCGACCGTCATTCCAGTTTTATCCGGCTGACTGGCGCAAAGATTCAGCCTTGCAAAGCTGCTCTATCTCTGCTCGCGGTCTGTGGATTGAGATGACTTGCATCATGCATGAGTGCGAGCCATACGGCTATTTGGCCGTGAACGGCAAGGGCTTCGATGCGGCGCAACTGTCCCGCCTGGTCGGTGAATCCGCTGGCGTCGTGAAAAAATTACTTGGCGAGTTGGAGAATGCCGGGGTGTTTAGCCGGACAAGCTCTGGCTGCATTTTCTCCCGCCGCATGGTCAAGGACGAGCATATCCGCAACACGCGGGCGCTGGCCGGAAAGATGGGCGGCAACCCGAATTTGCTTAAGCAAAAGGATAAGCAAACGGTTAACCAAATGGATAACCATGCTTCCAACCTCGCCCTAACCCCTTCTTCTTCTTCTTCTTCTTCTTCTTCAGAGAACCTACCTACGGTGGTTCTCTTAACCCCCCAAAAGCGCCCAAGCCAACGTGAGGAGTTTTCAAAACCATGAGCAGCCTAGAACTCAGGCCGTATCAACTTCTCGCCGTGCAAAACCTTCGGGCTGGCTTGGGTGGGGGTGATACGCGGCAAATCCTCTGCTCTCCAACCGGGTCGGGCAAAACAGAAATCGGGATGGCGATCATTCGCGGAGCCATCGCAAAGGGCAAGCGCGTGGGGTTCCTGTGCAACCGAATCAACCTCGTGGAGCAGACCTCGCGGCGCTTCAGAAAAGCCCGAATCCAGCACGGAATTATCCAAGGCGCGAACACTGTCCGGACGTATGAAAACGTGCTGATTGCGTCGATTCAAACGGTGGCAAGGCGTGGTATGCCGCAGGTCGACTTGCTGGTGATTGACGAGGCGCATGGGGTGGCCGGGTCGAAGGAGTTCCAGCGCGTGATTGCAGAGGCCAACGTGCCGGTAATCGGGCTATCTGCAACGCCATACGCTAAGGGACTCGGCAAGCATTACGACGAGCTAGGCGGGGCGTTATTTCAACGCTTGGTCATCGCTGCGACGATCCCGGAATTAATCGCTGATGGCTACCTTGTGGACTGCGATGTGTACGCGCCAAGCGAGCCGGACATGTCGGGAATCAAGCAAAGCCGCAACGCTTTCGGGGACATGGATTATTCGGACGCGGACGTTGGCAGGGCGGTCGATAAACCGGAACTGGTGGGCGACATTGTGGCGCACTGGTTCCGGCTGGCAGATGACACGCCGACTGTCTGTTTCGCGTCAAACATCGCGCACAGCAAGCACATCACGGAGCAGTTTGTTGCTGCTGGCGTGGCTGCAGAACACATCGACTGCTACACCGAGGATGACGAGCGCCAGGCGATTCTTGCGCGGGTCGCCAGTGGCGAGACTCGGATCATTTCCAACGTGGGAATCCTGTGCGAAGGGTGGGACTTTCCCGCCTGTAAAACGCTGATTCTCGCCCGTCCGACCAAGAGCCTGACGCGGTATATCCAAATGGCCGGGAGGGTGCTGCGCCCGCACGAAACGAAGGAACGCGCACTGATTCTTGACCATTCCGGGACGGTAACGCGGCTTGGGTTGCCGACCGACGAGTTTGCGCTGGAACTGGATGACGGCTCACCGAAAGAGGCCAGCGAAAGCAAGCCAGCCGAGGAAAAGCTGCCGAAGAATTGCCCGTCCTGTTCGTACCTGTTCCACGGCATGAAGTGTCCATCGTGCGGGTTTGAGTTGAAAGCGAAATCCGAAATCGAAGTCATCGACGGCGAACTGGTCAAGATCACAAAGCGCAAGGGCGACAAGCAGGAGGTTTATTCGCAACTGCTCGCCATTGCTGCGTCGAAGGGCTACAGCGACGGATGGGTGTCGCACACCTACCGCAAGTGGTTCGGCGTGTGGCCGCGAGGCTTGCACGATCACGCAATGGAACCGGGCGACGAGGTGAAGAACTTCCTCAAGCACCTGCAAATTCGTTTTGCCAAATCCAAGGAGGCGCAACGTGCAGCAGCTTAAAACTCGCACATCAAGCGACGCGGTAGGGCGCTGGCCGGGGATTCTGGCGGCGCTCGGAATTGACCAAACCCATCTGCGCGACAAGCACGGCCCATGCCCGGCATGTGGCGGCGTTGACCGTTACCGCTTCGATGACAAGGACGGGCGAGGGACTTGGTTCTGCTCGCATTGCGGCGCTGGTGACGGGTTCACCTTGTTGGAGCGCGTGTTCGGGTGGGACTTCACCCAAGCAGCGAAAGAGGTTGACCGCGTGATTGGGACGGTCAAGGCCGGGTCGATCACGAAGGAGCGCACAGAGGAAAGCAAGGTTCGGTCGCTGCGAGAAGTGTGGGCGGCAAGCAAGCCAGTCACAAAGGGCGATCCAGTGTGGCGCTACCTGAACAGTCGGCTCGGCATAGATGTGATTCCTGGCGACCTTCGTTTTCATCCTGCGCTGTCGCACTCGGACGGCGGCAAGCACCCGGCCATGATTGCGCTGATGCGCTACCCAAACGGCGATGGCGCATCCATTCATCGGACGTATCTGACCGAGGACGGGCGCAAGGCAGCGGTAAGCGAGGTGAAGAAATTCATGGCCGGTAAGCCGCTGCAAACGTCCTGCGTTCGGCTTGGAACGTCGGGGCTGTCGATTGGCATCGCAGAGGGCATAGAAACGGCGCTGGCGGCATCGCGGCGCTTTATGGAACCCGTATGGGCGGCAACGAACGCAACGCTGCTAGAGGCGTGGGTTCCACCTGTCGGAGTCAAGCGGGTTCTGATTGCTGGCGACAACGACGCGTCATTTACCGGCCAAGCATCGGCGTATGTGCTGGCGCGGCGATTGGTGCGCGATGGCTACGAGGTCGATGTGCAGATTGCTGGTTCGGTTGGCACGGATTGGGCAGACGAGGTGACAGCATGAACACAATCCCGCTCGACGTGTACCTAGAGGAACACGGCACGGCTGGCCGACTCGCTCGCAAAACCGGCCTAAGCAAAGCCACAATCTCCCGTGCCGTGCATGGCTGTCCGCTGGCGTTCCGCAACGCCATGCTGGTTGAAGCTGCAAGCGGTGGCCGGGTACGCGCTGAAACGATCTGCGATGACGCTAGGGCGCTTGCTGTTTTTCGTTCGATGGTGGCGGCATGAAAGCTATTGACCTATTTGCCGGGGCTGGCGGTTTCAGTACTGGCGCAGAAATGGCGGGCTGCAATGTCGTATGGGCTGGCAATCACTGGCTTCCAGCGGTGGAGATACACGCCGCGAATCACCCGTTCGCGCAGCACGTTTGCCAAGACCTCCACCAAGCCGACTGGTCGCAAGTGCCAGCGCATGACATTTTGCTTGCCTCGCCATGTTGCCAAGGTCACAGCAAGGCGCGGGGCAAGGCATCCGGCAACCCGCAACACGATGCCAGCCGGTCTACCGCTTGGGCGGTGGTCTCCGCTGCCGAGTATCACAAGCCTTCGTTCCTGGTGGTTGAAAACGTCCCTGAGTTCCTGAATTGGGCGCTTTACCCGGCTTGGCGCATGGCGCTTGGTGCTTTGGGCTACCAGCTTACGCCGCATGTGCTGGACGCTGCTAATCATGGCGTGGCGCAGCATCGTGAGCGCATGTTTCTGGTCGGCGTGCGCGCTGAACGTCCGTTAATGCTGGACATCCCGACACAAGCGCATGTACCGGCATCCAGCGTGATTGATTTCAACGTTGGCCGGTGGGCGCAGATCAATCGTGACGGTCGGGCGCTGGCTACGTTGTCCCGAATCGCAGAGGGGCGCAGGGTTCACGGTGAACGGTTTATATCCAGCTATTACGGCAATGAGCGCGGTGGGCGTTCAATAAACCGGCCAATCGGCACGATTACAACCCGCGACCGTCACGCGATTGTCGATGGCGACCGTATGCGGATGTTGTCGGTTGATGAATGCCGGGCGGCAATGGGCTTCCCTGCTGACTACAAGCTACCGACAAGCCACAAGGATGCGGTTCACATGCTTGGCAATGCGGTCGTACCGCAAGTGGCGCGGGACGTAATCCTGGCACTCAAGGCGGCAGCATGAGCGCCATGATTATCAACAGCGCCGAATCGCTATCCCGAGCATTGGGCGACTTGCGCGATATGTGGAACCAGCATCGCTACCTGAAGCTGAACGTGAAGGCTGGCACTGATCGTTCGATTCCGCAAAACGCAATTACCCATGCTTGGTACGAGCAATTAGCCCGCGAGCTACGAGAGGATGACGCGCTCGGCTGGAAATGCTACTGCAAATTGCATCATGGGGTTGGCATTCTGCGCGCCGAGGATGAAGAATTCCGCACGACCTACGACGCGGTAATCCGGCCACTGACCTACGAGCAGAAGCTGATAGCGATGCGCTGCTGGCCTGTAACGTCAATCATGACCAAGCCGCAATTGTCGAAGTATGCCGAATCGGTACAGGCCGACTTTGCGCAGCGCGGCGTGTGCTTGGAGTTTCCCGCATGACCTACCTCGCCATCTACCTGCTGCTATCCCTGCTTGCCACGATCTTCGCCTGCCGCGTGTTCAAGATCAACAAGGGCGGGCTATGACGATCCAGCGCGAAGTAATCATTGGCGATGCGCGGCTGCTGCTTGGTGACTGCATGGACATATTGCCGACGCTCGGCAAGGTGGATGCGGTGATTACTGACCCGCCTTATGGCGTAAGCGCAAACACGCGAACAGCATCAACCGGGCGGCATAACGGAAAGTCTTTCGGACTTTCTGGATCATCCGATTATCTCCCTGTATTTGGGGATGACAAGCCCTTTGACCCTGCGCCGCTGTTGAGCTTTGATGTTTCGATCATTTGGGGTGGGAATCACTTCTGCAGTCGCCTACCGGATGCGTCTAAGTGGTTGATATGGGATAAGCGTTGCGGCGGGACGCCTGATGACAACGCGGATTGTGAGATCGCGTGGACAAATCTCAAAGGCCAAGCGCGTATTCATCGTCAAGTGTGGCGCGGGTTCTTCCGCCAAGGGGTGGAAAACGCTGCAATCTCTGGTGCAAAACTTCACCCCACTCAAAAGCCGCTTGCGCTCATGGTTTGGTGCATTGAACAGGCTGGCGCGGTGGGATCTATTCTCGATCCATTCATGGGCAGCGGCACAACCGGAGTCGCTGCAATCCAGCTAGGCCGAAAGTTCATCGGCATTGAAAAAGAGGAGCGCTACTTCGAAATAGCATGCAGACGAATTGACGATGCGTACCGTCAAGGCGCGTTGTTTCCATCTCAACCAATGGCCAAACAAGAACAAGGGAGCCTGGTATGAGGCTATACAGGCCCGTAACCCATTTGGCTCCATGTGTGGATGCGGTGGCAGTTTGCGCAAAGCAGCCGCAAATTACCTTCGTTTGCCTTCCAGTCCCTAAATCGGTAATTCCAAACACTGGTTCTGCCCTTGTCTCGAAGCTTTCCTTCTGGGTCAATATGGTCAATATCAAGAACGCGATAGTCAGTTTCCCCGCATTTCACGCACGCACCACCAAGGGCGCTAATCAATTCAAGTTTTCTCTCCCAGTTGCGAGGGTGCTTGTGCGTAGCGTAGCCGTGCTTATTCCAATACGCCTTATTGCAGTCCGGCGAGCAAAAACGGTTGTCGCATTCTTTCCCGCATTCTTTGCACGCGCCTTGTTCTCGCCATCTGGAAGCAAGATAGCAGGCTTGGCCGCAGAACTTTCCGGTTCCATTTTTAATGCGGTAAGCATGAACCTCAAACGGATTTTTGCAGTGCGCGCACGTTACTTCGACTTTGGTTTTTTTCATAACCTTCATTATATCAAAGTATATCGTGCACAAGAACCAAAATACTTCGACATAGCTTGTGAGCGTATATCTGCCGCAGTCGGCCAAGGCCAGCTATTCGCGCCGACGCCGACCAAGCAAGAACAAGGGGCGCTGCTATGACCTTCGCCGCCATGACCGCCAAGCGCATGAAGTCGCGCCGCAAGTCCGTCCCTGCGCGTGAGACAGCCCATTACAAGCGCGTAGCAGCGTTACCGTGCGCTGAGTGCGGAATCCACGGCTACAGCCAAGCAGCGCACTCAAACCGCCATCAGGACGGCAAGGGGCTAGGCATGAAGGCCGATTACCTCGCCACGTTCCCACTGTGCTGCACCCGGCCAGGGGAGGTCGGTTGCCACGTTCGGCACGATCAACTTATCGGCATGAGCCGCGACGAAGCCGACGAACGGACGGTTCGCTATATCGCAGAGACAAAACAAGCATTAGGGGTAGCCGAATGATCGCGCTGACCCTGCCATTGCCGCCGTCCGTGAATTGTTATTACGGCAGTCGAGGAAACCGCCGATTCATCCGCAAGCCTGGGCTTGTTTTCCGCGCAAAGGTCGCAGAGATCGTGTCCGAGCTTTGTATTCCGACGCTGGAGGGGCGGGTTTCTCTGTTTGTTGCAATCCACCCGGCCAGCAAGAAAGTCCACGACTTAGATAACCGAGCAAAAAGTTTGCAGGACGCATTGACCCATGCGGGTGTGTGGCTGGATGACAGCCAGATTGATGAGCTGCACATGGTGCGCCGTGAGGTCATCAAGGGCGGTCTGGTGCGGGTCGTGATAACCGAAATGGATCAGCCATGAAATGCGCCCATTGCAGCAACCTCGACACGACAACGCACGAACGTCACGCAGCACTAGGCTTTGGTCAATGCAAGGTCGCGCCGATAGCCACGTTTATGAGCCTGACGCGGGATAACGACTGCGCCAAGTTCGCCCAAGCCAGTGAGCAGGTAATTGCAGCACGACGGATGGATTGGAATAACCGCAAGAAAGGGAAGAAATGAGCGAACACGGCCCGGTAAATCATCCGAAACATTACAACTCGCACCCATCCGGCGTGGAGTGCATACAGATTATTGAACACATGGGGTTCAACCTCGGGAACGTCATCAAGTATTTGTGGAGGTCGGAAGAAAAAGGTGCGCCGCTGGAGGACTTGAAGAAAGCGGCGTGGTATTTGCAACGTGAAATCGCTAAGCGCGAACGGGAACCAAAATGAAACTAAACCGTGTAGAAGCCGAAATNCTCGCCTACCTGCAATCCNTCGCCGGTCAGCGATTCGAGACGCAACAGCTCGCCACACACTTCGGCGTATCAATCCGCAGCATACGGGGAACGCTGCACTCGCTCGAAAGCAAGGAGCGCATCCATTCGGCGCATCCAAGCCGCCAGG